CTAATGAAGACTGAACCATCTCCTTCATCACTATTTGCAGTTGCTAAAAACTCATGACTTACATTCAATGCACTACCTCCTTCAGTCATGCTACCTATTTGTATGGCCGCTTTACCTGAATGATTATCTTGATTGATAAGATTGCCAATTTCACTTGCTATGGTTTTTACTCCAAAATCTTTAGACCATGTTGTAGAGGTTGACCCTTGTGGTAACGTAGCAACATGGGCAATGTTAGGGCAAAGATATATTTTATCTCCACTTTGCAATAAATGAGGATCAGAAACTGTCAATTTACATTTTGAACTGGCTAATTCTCTATATCTATCCCCTTGCCAAACACCCATTCTAAGAATTCTTTGTATTGGCCTATGCCTAAGATATACTGCACCCACATAGTCTGTATAGTATCTACGGCGATATGGTTTGAATGTAGTAAAGTTCTGATATTCATCTACAATAATACGAGGTCGCCATGAAATTCTAGTAACCCTATCTATGTAATCTTGTCTTCTTTTAATTAATTCTTCTACTTGGGATTTGTTTATTCCTCTTTGAGAACTGCTAGATATAATAGAAGAAGGTTGAACATGTCCGTTATTTGTTTTTGTATAAGTTACACCGGGATTGGCTGCTAATAACCATACAACGCCTCCTGACCCTGCATTCCCTGCCCCTGTCAATGTAAGGGTGCTACCCAATGGACTAATATCATCATAAAGAGTAACAGTATCTCCTGTTGCAAACCCCCATCTTCTATAATCTGCACCAGATATGGGTATGCGGATTGTACCGCTATCTACTGTTGTACTATCTACTAAGGGCGTAGGTTTTGCTTCGGGGAGTTGAAGATATGATTCTACTTTAGCCACAGTAGTATATACTAATTCATCGGGATAAAGAGGTTGGTCAGGTCTATGCCCCGGTGAAAATACTCTTGGCATTACTTCTCATCCCCCTCACACTCTTTTTCTTGACATCCTTCTTAATGCTTTAGTTTGATTTCTTAATCTTGGACAACCTCTTGCAGGAAGAGGCATACCTGCCATTTCTGTACGAGGACATGCATCAAAGCGTGTATCTAATACACTATCACATGATGAACAATATACCGTTGCTTTTGCTATTTCCCATGCTTCATCCATTAACTATGCCTCCCTAAATTATAATCCATGTCATCTCCACACCCTGCACATCTTGGTGTCCAACAGAAATGCAAGAGTCCGCAAGAAGTACATCTTGTGCCTGAAGTAATGTTTTGAATATCAAACCTTTCCCTACCTCTTAATTTCATATTTATTGTTTCTGCCTTTGCAAGATTCTCCCTGCTAAATGGAGAATCACCTTCTGCAATCTGGCCTTCATCAGTTGCTATTTCTAACATACGAGACTTACGCCTACGTTCTATTTCATGTGCTTCTTCAAAGCAAAGTTCATCTAATTCTAATGATGCCATTTAACAAGCCCCTGATTAGGCTCGTCCACCTGTTACTGTGATGTAAAGAGTTTGACCCGATAAATCAACTGCATTTGCTACCGCAACAAGTGCCGCCGCCGCAAAGTCAGCAGTTGGGGTTTGGTCTTGACCCGCTACATTATAAGCAAACAATTTCTTAGCAGATCTATCATAGTTCCAAACGTATCCTCCTATGTCTGAATCTATGTGAACTGTTTCTATATTTCCTATTCCTGTTTCAGCAGGTAAATCTAATGCTTCACCTGCGGCTAACCAACTATCGTCAGGTACTACTTTCAGTGCAACAGATAATCTGTTGCCGCTTACATTCGTTCTTCCAAGTTTCGTTACGGTGAGTGCCATATGTATTACACCTTTCCTGCAATCCTATATAACAATTATTTTTTTTCACTTATTCGTAAATAACTACAACTCTAGCAGTTCCGGCAGAAAAAGTGCCATTAGATGTCTTTAAAGTAAATTTAACTGCTCCACAAACAAGACCACTCCATGCTGCTGCTTCATCAATGGTTGTTCCGCCAGATGTTACACTAGATGGTGCGGTAACAGAAAAATGTAATCCACTATTGTTACTGCCATCTGCATTCAAGTTTCCTCCTTCAGAAGTTTGAAAATGATAAGCAGAAGTTACCGCAGTACGAACATCAAAGTTAGCAATAGCATCACAGTAAAGATACTCAACAGGAGTTCCTGCGGTATCTTCCATATCCATGGAAATCTCTAATGATCCGGTAGTTCCTGCATTAGCATTACATGTTAATCTACTAACATCTAATATCAATCTTGCAATCTTACCATTTATTTGTTCGGTAGTTGATATAGAATTAGTGCTATCAGCAGTAAGAGTAATTACTTTTCTATTTACTCTAACTCTACTTGCATAGCGACCTTCGCCATCATCTATGTTTGTAGCATTATCTACCATTAGTTATTCCCCGCAATATATTGGCGGGCAAGTTCAGTCATAGATGCTTTGGTCGAAGTATTAGATGTTGCAATTCCTCTCTCAGAACACCATGCCATCATTTTCGCCCTTGTTAATTTAGAACTAAACCCTTGTTCTTCTAATAGAGAATCAGAATCAACTAAAGCAACTACTTCAGGAGTAGATATTTTCTTCTCCTTTTTAGCAGGTGCTTCTTTTTTAGCAGGTGCTTCTTTTACTGCTTCCAACATCTTTGATTCTTTATCATCAAGGATAACCCATGCACCGCCACCATTAGCAATCATAGGGGCTATTTTGTTTGTTATGAACTCTTCAGGTACGTCATCACGAACTACGCCTCGGCTAAAGCCGTACACCACTCCAGAGAGTTTTATCTCAGTGTACGGCCTTGCACCTACATACTTAAGGGATAAAGCCACTAGGCCACCACCTTAACGGTACAAGAATGTAATTCTAACCGTGTCGCCATCCTGTCCTGCGGAAGCAGGAGTTAGTTTGAGTAGGGTACTTGTTGATACGTTCCCTGCAACTGTGAAAGCGTTTCCACCCGCAGTTGTTATGTTGTGTGCGGATAGAATACCGACTAATGCACTTCCTGTTACTGCGTTTGTTGATAGTGCAAGATCATATGCGAAAGCCGCATCTCCATCTGTTACTACTACATCTACAACTGCCATACTGATAGTACCAGTAACACTGTTACTTCCTATTGGGCTTTGTAGCCAACTTGTATCTGCCTCTCCGACACCGCCCCATAGACGGCTATCGAATACTAATGTTCCATTTCCTGTTAAATTCGTATTTGCCATTTCTTCTCACTTCCTCATTTTTTCTCCAACAGACCACTTAAGCGGCTATGTCCCTCACTTTTCCATGCGCTCGGTAGAATAATTGCCATAATTCTCCCATTGTATGAAACATACCCATTTGTCCTAGTCTGTTGATTCCGAAAGGATCTCCTGTCTCTATACCGGATTCGTGGTACAAAGTAGGTTTTGCAGTACAGAAGTACATGTAATCTGTATCCATGAAGTACATTCTTGATAATTCACCTGATTCTGCGTGAACGTCTTTAGAAGGAATTAGAGGAACGCCGTTGTATGTAGCAACTACGAAACCTGCTTCCATACCGGGTACACCCTTTACTCCGTTAACTCCGGGTACAACTCTCTTCATTTCTGTAAATCTTTGTTGAGGCTGCAATAATTGTTGTACTTTTTCAAGAGTATCGTAGCCAGTTAGGATAACCTTTGGTTGTCCACCCTTCTCCCATACACTTCGGAACATTCCGTCAAGTATGTTTAGAGATAATGCTCTAGCCGCACCTGCTGAACCTGCGTCAACATTTGCATCATACCATTGTGCTGAACCTGCACCTGCACCATTACGAGTAATGTTGTATTGATTGTGGTCAGCGATTGCCGTTACGAAATCTGTTGCTGATTCTGTAAAAGAACTAGACAAACAACGGTCAATTGATTCAAAATCATTTCCTGCTGCCGTATCTACATCTTCTAATAGCATTTGATTGATGTGTTCTGCATGATGCTTTGCCATTTCCATTTTCATAACTGCTCTTGCATCTCCAAGACCATCATCTTTGTCTGCTAAGAACATAGCAGTTTCAGATAAGTCAAAAGTATGTGCAACTGTTTTAGGCTTTGTACTGACTTCAGCAAAAGTTGGCTTTGTAGTTTCTGGTAGAGTACCGTTTTCAGGTAATCCGCCACCTTTTGTAGTATCAGGCTTTGCAGTTACAACTCTCCAACCACTCTTTTCCCAAGGTTTCTTTGGTAGTATAGAGAAAGCATTGAACTCTTGGTTCAGTTGTGACCAAACTTTACGTCCAAATATTGCTTGATAAGTACCTGTGGTACTGCTTACTAAAGGCGAATCTGCCTTAAGAAGGTCTGTACCGGAGTATGCCCATGCGTTAGCACCTGCACCTGCTCCATAGTATAGCCTTTCCATGTCTTCTATTGTTCTAATATATCCTCTTGATCCACTCATTTTTTTTCACTCCTTTAATTTATAACTCCAAAAGACGATTATTCGCCTCTAAAAGCCCTCCTTGCCAAATCTTCTGCGGCTCTCCATCCGTCTAAGTCGCTTCCCATTGCGGCAAACTCTTCATTTGAAGGAACTCTAATATCTGTTGTTGGTACAACAGATGCGGATTTTTGGATTTCTGAATTTTCAGATTTCAAATTTGCAATTTCTGCTTTTAGAGTTGCAATTTGTCCACCATAATCTCTTGATTTTTGGACTTCCAATGCTTTAGCAGTTTCTGCTTCATAGCGGGATTCCCATTCTGATTTTACAAGTGATTTAATTGATTCTTCATCTCTTAATGCTGCATATGCTGCATATCCTTTCTCAAGACCTTCTTGTGTAATTTCTCCAGATTTGATAACATTGTTATTACCACTTGGAGCATTGTATGCCATATTTGGAACTCCACCATTCTTGATAACGTATTTGTTACCGCCCGGTGCAGCCAAAGCAGGGTATGCTACTTCTGTTGCATCTTCTCCTGCTCCAATTTCATCTCCCATACCCCTGTGGGAGTAACCGCCTTCACCGTCTACTCCTACCATGTATGCTTTCTCAAGACCAAAGTGAGAACGTAGTCCATCTAGGTCTACTCCTTTCTCATGTGCGAATTTTTCTAATTGGTCAATGTATGCCAATGCATCTTCTGTGGATTTTTCCATGTCTTTATCATCTTTCTTTTCATCCATTTTATCTTCATTATACATTTTGGCATTCATTTTATCGTCACCTTTTTCTTCTTTTTTACTAATTCCTGAACCATCTATATGTTTCAAGATACCACTTAGGCTGTTCCTTATTTCGTTCAACGCTTCACTGTCTGTCATTTTACTTACTTCCTTTTCATCATCCATTTTTAAGATTGTATAACGGGCTTCGGGGTTAATTCCTTTTTTACACAATGTAATTTCATGTAACTCCAAATCCGTAATCTCTCGGTGACTTCCGTGTTCTGGTGTATGCTTTGATACACGGAACAACGCTTGTCCTCCTATTGAAAAAGCACGAAGATCTCCATCTCGTACTTGCTTTTGCACTTCCCTTGCCTTTTGTATGTCGCTCCTTATTTTGCAAACAACAAATAAACCATGATTGTCAACTTCTGATTTCCAAACACGGCCTTGTGAATCTGTATATGATGGAACGACTTCTCCAACTTGTATGCCGCTATGTGCTAATTGCACATTTCTATATGCTTTGTTTGACATAAAGTTAGTAAAAGCCTTTCCTAATGCATCTGAAGGTATTCTGTCTCCCTGCTTGTCCACCATATCTACACTTGCATATCCTGCTACATACAGGTCACTTCCTATATCTTCTTTGATAAGAAAATCGTCACCTGATGCCGACCAACCAATAGTAGGTACAACAGTCTCTGCGGATGCCATTATTCCGACTTATTCAAAACCATAGTATATCAATAACACTATGACAGGACTGACAGGATTAACCTATGTCATCATCACGACTTACGGGCAGTACCTCGTTTTCTTTTTCTTCATGTCCCTTTTCATGGCGAGGAAATCTAACTACTGCTCTATCTTCTGTTACCTCAACAGTTGCTTCAGAATCTCCTTCTCCTACTATTAATTTCATTTGTTTAAAATTTTGATTAGAATCAACTACCTCGTCTTTCAATCTTGGGTCGCCAAAAGTAGTATTTTCTTCTTCACTTATTTCAGTTGGGCCAGTAGGTGCAGTAATATCGGCTTGCATTCCTGCCCATGCTCCTCCGTCTGCCGATGCTC